TAACGTGACAAAATTAGTATAATGTTAATACAACCATTAGCTTATAATACACAGAAATTAAAAGTAGGTATATTCTATCAAGGTGGAATTATTGTTTATGTTGATACCGTTGCAAGACAAGGTTTAATTGCATACAATGGTGGATATACAACTGATGGATTGGCATGGGGACCTAATGGTTCTTTTACTCAAACAAGTGGATATGGTTTTGGTTATGTAAATACAGAAAATGCATATAACACATTATCTCCTGCAGCCAATACTGCATTATATACGGCATGGAATGGAACGTTCAATGGATATTCAGATTGGTTCTTACCTAATAGAGCAGAAGCAACTTATGTTTACCAGGCTAGAACATACTTTTCTTTTTGGGATGGTGGTTCTATTTGGTGTTCTGAATGGTCAGTTGGTAACCCAGCATCAGCCTTCGCTCAATTTTTTGATGGAACACAGGTAGCACAAACAAGAAGTGAAACAAGCAACAGAAGAAGTATAGCGTGCAGATATATCACATTCACATAATAAAATAACTATTTTTTAAACAACCTTTGTTATATAAGGTATAAAACAAATTAAGATGACTTCAAAAAATGTATTAAATAAGATATTGTCACTTTTATCAGTAGAAAAAGAAGTGGCATTTACTTATGCAAAGTTAGCAGATGGAACTATTGTTGAATCTGCAACATTCGATGTAGGTGAAGACCTATTCGTAGTTTCAGAAGATGGAACTAAATCTCCAGCACCTAATGGATTCCATGACTTAATGTTAAAGGATGAAGAAGGAAACGAAACTCTTTTAAAAGTAAAATCAGAAGATGGTAAAATCGTAGAAAGAGAAAACGTTGAAATGGCTGATGTAAAAACAGAACCAATCCCACAAGGAACAGGTGAAGAATTACCTGAAAACGTAAGACCTGAACAACCAAACTCAGTAACATCTGGCACATTAAAGATGGCAGAAGAAACTGAAGAAGCAATGCCAATTCCTGCAGACGAAGATAAGTCTATGGAAGAAGAAGGTGAGAAAGAAGTTGAAATCAATTTAGGTAAGAAAATGGAAGACATGGCTTACAGAATTGAAGAGATGGAAAAGAAAATTGCAGCAATGGAAGCAATGTATCCACCAGTAGCATCTGAAGTGGTGCAAGAAGAAGAGGGAATTAAGATGGCTGAAGTAGATGAAGAAGAGTTACCTAAATTAGATGGTGCTCCAATTGAAGAAAACGCAGTTAAATTCTCAACACAAACAAAACCTAATTACGGTAAGAAAGTAAAAACAGCACAGTCTAGCTTCTTATCAAAATTATATAACTAATTATTAACCCTATTTTAAAAGGAAAACAATGAACAAATTACAAAAATTTGCAAATCCTACAATCTCTAACACCACATATGCGGGTGAAGCAGCTTCAGGATACATTGCAGCAGCATTGCTTTCTGCTACAACTTTAGATAACAAATTGGTAACAATCATGCCAAATGTTAAATATCGTTCTGTAATTCAGAAATTAGCAGTAGCAAACTTAGTTAATGACGCATCTTGCGATTTCATTACTAACACAGGTTCAGTAACAATCTCTGAACAAATCTTAACTCCAAAAGAGTTACAAGTAAACATCCAATTATGTAAGCAAGAATTTGTTGCATCTTGGGAGGCTTTACAATTAGGTTTCTCAGCATTTGATGAGATTCCAAAATCTTTCAATGACTATTTAGTATCTTATGTAGGTGGTGTAGTTGCACAAGCAACTGAAGAGTCTATCTGGCAAGGTTCTACTTCAACTAACGGTCAATTCGGTGGTTTTGAATTAGCATTCTCTGCTTCAATCGCAGCGGGTGGTGCAACAGCAGTATTAGCTGCAAGAGCAACTGGTTCAACTTCTCCAATTATCTCTGGTAGTGTAACTCCAGACAACGTAATCGCTAAATTGAATGGTGTATTCTTAACTGTTCCTAAAGCAGTTTATGGTAAGCAAGATTTGTTAATGTATGTATCTACAAACGTTGCAAAATCTTATCAGAGCGCATTAGCAGGTGGTGGTGCAAGTGGTTTAGGTGCTAATGGTTGGAACAATCAATTGAATGTTGGTGAAAAACCAATGAACTTCAATGGTGTTGAAATCGTAATGTGTCCTGGTATGAGTGACAACAAAATCGTTGCAGCTCAGAAGTCTAACTTATTCTTCGGAACAGGCCTTTTAAGTGATTATAATACCGTTAAAGTAATTGATATGGCAGATATTGATGGTTCTCAAAATTACAGAATTATCATGAGATATACTGCAGGAACTCAATTCGGTATTGGTCAAGATATCGTATACTACGGAGCTTACTAATAAATTAACTAACAAAATTAAAATCTAAGTATCATGGCTTGTAATTTATCAGCTGGTAGAAACGAAGTTTGTAAAGAAAGTATTGGTGGTATTCAAGGTGTATATTTTTTCAATTACACAACAGGTTCATTTACATTTGAAGGTGCAAACACATATGACACTTATCAAACATTTGCTCCTGCAAAATTGATTACTCAATTACCTGCTTCACAATCTTTGTATTTTTACTCTCTTAAAGGAACGAGTGCATATACTGAGACTGTAAACTCTTCTAGAGAAAACGGAACTACATTCTTCTCACAAGAATTAGTTTTAAACTTAAAGAAGCTTACTAATGAAATGTCAACTCAATTAAAATTGATGGCTTATGGAAGACCACAAGTAATTGTTTGGACAAATAATGGTGATGCTTTCGTAGCAGGTTTAAAGTTAGGAATGGATGCAACTGCAGGAACAATTCAAACAGGTGCAGGTTTAGGTGACCTTTATGGTTATTCTTTAACTTTGACAGGTTTAGAACCATATCCAGCAGCTTGGATTTCAGGCTCAACTTCAACCAATGCAATCCCTACATCAGTATTAAATGGTGGAACGATTGTATACGGAACAAACAGCTAATCAGTATAGCATTTAAAATATTAAACCCCATTCTTAATTGAGTGGGGTTTTTTTGTTTTAACTATTTCCACATAATCCATTGTTATTATAGGATACGAACAAGTTAAATTATAGATAATGCTAGGATATTATATATCTCAATCAAATCAATTTACAATCAGAACAGAGCCTACTGCAAGTAATGCATTAACAATGTCATTGCAGGATATGTATACTCTTGCATCTTCATCACTTTCAATGAGTGGTATTTCTTATAATGGATATGAGTCTATGTTAGGATTTACTGCGAGTATTAGTGGTGCATACGAAGGTGCAGAATATAGAGCAACCCTATTAAATCAATCAGGTAGTTCATCTATTGAGATATGGCATGGTTCTATACAGGTATATAAATCATCATCAGCAGGAAAAGAAGAATACGAAAACCAAATACCGCCAGTAACATCACACGCTAGCGAAAACAGATACATAATATTGGATTAATATGAAACAACAACAAAAATTTGCAATTGTAAATGTAAATAACAATCAGCTTCCAATCATTACGGAAGATACTAAGACACGTCAGAACTGGATACCATTTGGTGTTTATGGACATGATGATTTCTTTGATGCAGTAACAATGACATATAATGTGTCTACTACAAACTCTGCATGTATAGAAGGTATTGCTGATTTAATTTATGGTAAAGGTGTATACTCTAAAGATGAAGCGAATAATAAAACACTTCAGAAGTTAATTCCACAAGAAGAAACTAAAAGAGTATCATTTGATTTAAAACTTTATGGTAATGCTGCATATCAAGTATATTGGAATGATGACCACACTAAAATAGTAAAGATGTATCATGTTCCTGTTCAATACTTAAGAGCAGAGAAGTTGTTTTCACATCCTAAAGTTCAGAACTATTTTTATTGCACAGATTGGAATGACCAAAAGAAAATAAAAGAGAAAAAGAAAATACCTGCATTTGGAACATCTAATGAAAAGATGGAGATACTTTATATCAAACATTACACTCCAAATCTTTATTATTATTCATTACCTGATTGGGTTGCAGCAATGCAATTTGCAGTTAGTGAAGGAGAGATATCTAATTTGCATTTAAATAACATTACAAACGGTTTCTTACCTGCAGTGATGTTAAACTTCAATAACGGAGTACCTGCCCCTGAAGAGAGAGAAACTATCGAAGACCTTGTACAAGCTAAATTTACAGGTACAGATAACGCAGGTCGTTTTATGTTATCATTCAACGATGACCCTGCAACTAAACCTACATTGGATATTATTGATATTCCTAATTTGCATGAGAAGTATGATTATGTAGCAGAATATACACAAGATAGAATATTAGTTGCACATAGAGTAACATCTCCTTTATTGTTTGGTATCAGAACTAAGAATAATGGTTTCTCTTCACAATCAGAAGAAATGAAAACTGCATTTAGTATCTTACAAACAATGACAATTGCTCCATTCCAAAATATAATCTTAAATGCTTTAGATATGGCATTAACAGAAGGTGGATATGATGAAATGGAATTATACTTTGAACAATTAACTCCATTAGTAATCTTATCTCAAACTGCAGAAGAAACAGGTAAGACAGTTGCACAGGTAGAAGATGAAACAAATAAATCTTTAGAAAATCCTGCAACTCAAGAAGAACCACAAGACCAAACAATACAAGATGGTTTAGTAGAAGAAGAAAGATTTACAATGCCAACAATATTAAGCAAAGAATACGAAATATTTAAATCATAAACAATATGGCTTACGCACTTTTCATAAACAGAAACGATATTATAAAAAACACACCATTACAGGGTGCAATTGATGCAGATGCTTTATTGCCATTTGTAAGAACTGCACAAGATAAGTATTTAAAGAACTTATTAGGAACTGTTCTATTTGAATACTTACAAGCACAAATAGTAGCAGGTACTGTTGGTAGTTTATCATCTTATTATCAGGATTTATTGGATGATTATATTAAGAATTCTTTGATGTGGTATTCATGTGTAGAATATATCCCATTCTCATCTGTTCAATTTAAATCAAATGGTGCAGTTAAACAACAATCTGAACAAGGTGTTGCTCCTGCTAAATCTGAAATAGATTACCTAAAACAAAGAGCACAAGAGAATGCTGATTACTATGCATTAAGATTACAAAACTATTTAATCGCATATTCACAATTCATACCACAATACTTAGAGTCAGTTGGAAATCAAACTCAAATCTATCCTGACCAGTCAAATCAATATTTTGGTGGAATACAATTATAATAATTATGTCAGTACAAATCGTTCATAATACAGGAACAAACTTTACTCTTTATTATAATACTCTTAATTACTTTAAGACTATAATGAAGAATCACCCATCTATCGGTGCTGTTACACAAGGTGATATCACAAAGTTAGATGTGGACCAGTTTCCTGCATATCCATTGGGTAATGTTACTATAACAGATACTTCATTTGGAACTTCTATCACAACTTATCAAATACAATTGACAGTTGCAGATAAAATTAAAAATAAAAACAATGAAAGTAATCCAACAACGAATGAACAAACTCTTCCGTTCTATGGAGTGGATGATGTGGTTGACATTCATGCAAATACATTAGCAATTATTAATGATTTAACTTCTTATACACAAAGAGGTGTTGCTGGATTTGAAATAAACGGAGATATAAATTGTGCAGCGTTTGATGACTCATATAATAATGGGTTAGCAGGGTGGGTAGCAACTTTTGAGTTAACTACACACAACGATAAAAACCGTTGCCTTTTTTTTTTAATTAGCCCGTCTGGCTCCGGATTTGTTATTCAAGATTGTATCACGGGCGACAATTATAAAGCAGCATTAAATGGTAGTGGAAGTATTGGACAAATATTTTCTGCACCATATGTATATCCTAACGCAAATCAACAACAACCTATCACTACTTCTTATGGTGTGAATTGTTATACTATTGTAGAAAGATTTGAGAATTCAAATGATTTTGATTTGGTTAATCTTCCTATATTACAGATACCAACGGCTAGTTTTGAAGATTGTGAAGAGTGTTTACAATTTATAGCACCACAAGTTTGGGGAACATCTGTTAATACATGGAATTTACAACCAGATGCAGCATATAGAATATGGAGACAAGCATAAAATAAAAATATAAAATGGGAAATTTAAACAATTTATACATTTCGCAGAGTTTTCAATCTCTTGCACATTTAGGAACTGATACCGCATTGGTTCCAGGAACAATGACATTATTGCAAGATGGTATTGGACAATCTTTAAATATTTCGTTTGATGGAACTAATATAAGTTCTTCAGGAAACATATATGGTGCAAACATAACAGCATCTGCAGTTAATACTGCAAGTTTAGTAACAACTTCATCTTTTAACTCTTATACTCAATCTACGAATGTTAGATTAAATAATTTAGAAACAACATCTGCAAGTGTAAATATATCAATTAGTAATTTAAACCAAAGTTCGGCATCTCAACAAGTTAGTATTAATAATTTAAATACTACAAGTGCAAGTTTATTAATTGAAACTGCTAATTTAGAATTATTTTCTGCATCTGCATTGGTATCAATCAATGCATTAAATGCAGCAACTGCATCTTATGTAACTGAAACAGAGAGTGGTAGTTTTTTAATCACGGCTTCATTCAATAATGGAACAAGAGATTTAACTTTTACTAAAGGAAATAATACTCAATTTGCTGTAAATATTCCTGACGTTAGTGGAAGTATCGTAGCAACTGGTAGTTTAATGGTAACAGGTAGTGTTAATGTAAACGTATTAACTTTTACTAAAGGTGATGGTTCAACATTTGATTTAACCGTTCAAGCATCTGGAAGTGCACCACAAGGAACTATATCTTCTTCTGCACAAATAACTGCATTAGGATTTGTAAGTTCTTCTGTCACTGCATCATCTTTAATTACTGCATCATTTGATAACGGAACAAGAAACTTAACATTCACAAAAGGAGATGCAAGTACATTTAATGTAAACATTCCTGACGTTAGTGGTAGTGCAGGTGACTTTGTAACTACATCTTCATTTAATGCATATACGGCATCTAACAATCAAAGAGTTAGTTCATTAGAAATTGCAACTTCATCCTTATATACTTCAGCAAGTTTATCTTTAACTACTGCAAGTATAAGTGGACAATTATTATCTTTTACTAAAGGTAACAATTCTACATTTACTCTAACACTTCCATCAGGTAGTGGAACTATTGTGACAGGTTCGTATGGTGGATTCCAAGATAGTACAACTCAATCTGGTAGTGCTAATACTGCATATGCATTTAAATTTAATGAAATAGATGTTTCTGATGGTGTAATACTTTCAGGTAGTACAGGATTACAAGTAGGTGCATATGGAACATATAATTTACAATGGAGT